TAGAACAAAATTTGCAACAGGTGGAAAAGGTAAAAAAGTTTTAGATATAATTAAAAAAGCAAATAAAGATCTTAAGGGTAAAAAATCTATGGAAACTGTTAATCCTAAAACAGGTGAAGTTACAGTTCCAGATGAATTTATAACAACAGCAGAAAAGACCCCTGTAAAAGAATTTACAGATGATGAAATGATATCTTATATTAAAAAATATAAAGAAGAAGGACCGACACTTGAAGACTTTACAAAAAGAGTTAATGAGCAAACAGGTTCAAACTTTACACCAGAACAACTTGCACATGCTTATAGAGTTAAAGTTGCTTACCCACATTCTACTCCAATCGTAGATAGTCAAGGTAAATTTATTGGAGGAGGTTTATATAATCCACCTTTAGACGTTAGTCTTTCCGATAGAGATACGTTAACAAAAAGTATTGTACAAACTAGAAAAGCAAAAGGTTTAAGTATTCCTAAAAAATATCAAGAAGAAACAACAGCTCCTGTAATTCAAGAAAAAGCTGGTGAAGGAAGATTTACAAAACAACAGGTATTAGAAAAAATTATTCAAAAAACTATTGAAACAAATCCAACAGATGAATATGTACAAACAACATTTCCAAATTTTATAAAAGAAATAAGAGCAAATCCAGAACTTGCTAATAATGAAAATGTTTGGAAAACATTTACTCAAGATTTCCCTGAAAATAAAAGACTTGTAGTTTATGGTGATGACACTGTAGATTTTTTTACAAAAGGAGAAAATTTACCCGAAGGAATGAAACAAACAGAAGATTTAATTAATACTTATGGAATCAGTATGGAAGAAGCTAGAAGAATAAAACAAATGGAACCAACAGATCAAGTTATGGAAATTAAAAAATTACAAGTTTTAAAAAGTAGAAATCAAAATGCTGAAGGTGGACTAAATTACTTAATGGGGTTTTAAATGGGTATCGGTTCATATAAAGAAGCGGAAAGATACCGTATGCGTACAAATAAAAATCTAACAAGAACTTTTTATTTAGATACAAAAAGAACTTTAGACGATGAACCTTTTGCCTGGGAACAGCCTCAAGATGCAGGCATCATGCAGCCGGGAGCTGTACAAGGATATGCCGATGGAGGTATGGTTGGAGATAAAGAAAAATTAATTAAACTAATAGAAGATTCAAACAAAGGATTTAAAGCAGAGTCATTTAAAGATTTAGCTGCTAAAGCAGGATATGCACCTTATAGAAGAGAAGCTTCTCTTTTTTTACCAGTAAAATTAGATACTTCAAAAGACAAAGTAACAAAAGCATTTGAATATCTTTCATCAGATTTAAATAAACCTGTAGAAGAATTTATAGATTTACCTAAAAAAATTTCTAATTTAACTGGAGTCAAAGGAACTTATATAAGTACATTATTACAAGATAATGAAAATTTTAAAGAATTAAAACCTGCTTTAACTTATTTAGCATCTCCAGCATCAAGAGCAAAAGTAATTGGAACAGGTAGATTATTTTCTGACATAGTAAATAGGTATGAACAGTCTCCAGAAAAAAAACTAGCTACTGGGTATTTAAGTCCTGAAAGAAAAATTATGGAATATGCAAGACGTCATTCGGCATTAGGAGGTAATAAAATAAAATTTACAAAACCAATAAGTGAATATGGATTTCAAGATGCGGAGTTTATTTATAAAGGAAAAAAATATGATATGGATAAGTTAAGATATCAAGGAAGAAAAGATAAAAACTTTAAAGAACTTTATAAAGTATATGATGAAAAAGAAAAACTTTTAAACAAGGAAGTTATTCATCCTATTACAAAAGAAAAAATTCCATTTAATCAATTAATGCAAGAAGCTTATGAAAAAGGAGCTGGTTATAAAAAAACAGATATCTATGATATTGATCATATTAAAGGAGTAGAAAAGGATCCTTTTAATAATTTAAGAATATTAACTTCAAGAACAAATCAAGGTGCAGGATCATTAAGAAGTTTAGAAGCACAAGCAGAAAAAGGTGTATTAAAAAACACAGCTAAATATTATTCACCTGAAAATGTTTCTAAGCAATTAAATAAAATTGGATATAATTATACAAAAGATATAGACAAATTAGCAAAGGATGAAGTTAAATTAGCTGAAGATATTTTATTAAAAGAAAGAAAACTAAGAACACCACAAGCTATTGCAAAAGAAAATTTATTAAGTTTAGAAGAAAAAAATGCTATTAATTTATTAAATAATCAATTTAATTCAGGATTAGATCCAGCGACAATAAATCAAGTTTATTCTAAAGAAATAGGATTAGTTAAAAATGCAATTAATAGAATACCTGCACCAATAAAAGCTGTTGGAAAAGTATTTGGATTAGCTGATGTTGCTTTAGATGCTATATTTGCACTTCCTTATTTAGCCACTGGAGATATAGAAGGAGCTAAAAGATCTACTACAGCCGGTTTGTTTGGATGGGGTAAAACTATAGATGAAGAACTATTAGAAAAAACAAAAAATAAAGAATCTGTTCAAAGAGCTTTAAATAATCTTAAATTAGTTCCAGAATTAAGAGACTTAACAGAAGAGAAAAAATTATTAGAAAAAGATTTAGCAAGTTCTGTTGATGAAGAACAAGCTTCAATTTATTTTGGAAATTTAAATTCTGTAAATGAAAGAATAAAAAATATACAAAATACATTAGGTAAAAAAGAATATACTGAAGAAGATCAAATGAATCTTCTTAATGCAGTAAATGAACTAGCTAATTCTAAAGTTAAAACAGCGGAAAAATTATTTGGTCCAGAACTTAAACAAGTCCAAGGTCCAACATTACGACAAAATCTTTTTAATAGAATATTAGAAGAAGGTGGTCTTTTTGAATCTATTCCAGATGTAGCAATAGAAAAAGCAAGAGGTAAAATTATTCCAATGGAAATACCAGAAATACAATCTCCAGATGATAGTATGAGAATGGGATTTAAAGATGGTGGTGGACCTAAAATGGGAAGAAGAGGATTTTTAGGATTATTAACAGGGGCAGCAGCTGCACCTGAATTAATAAAAGCTATAAAAGGAACTAAAAAAGCTGCACAAGGAACAAAAGTTGTAGCAAAGGTTTTACCAAAAGTTGCGGACATGCCTGAATGGTTTTCACCTCTTGTTAATAAAATTATAAAAGAAGGAATTGATATATCTCCCAAAGCAACAAGAGTAGAAGATATAAGAACAGTTAAAAAAATAGAAGTACCTGTCGCTGGTAAAAAAGAACCCGATATAATTACAATGACTCAGTATCCAGATGGTACCATTCATATTGAAGCAAATGTTTATGGAGGTGCATTTGAGGCTCCATTTGATTTACATTATAAACCTCCTAAATCAGATATAGATTTAGAAACAGGAAAAGCTATTAATTACCCTGGAGAATTCAGTGTAATGGAAACTAGACCACGCCCTGCATATGAACCTGGGGAATGGGAATTAGAATATGAAAATATGCCTGTTAAAGATGCAATAAGTGATCTTGAAAAAATTGAAAAAATTGCAACTGGGAAAAGAATACATCCAAAAAGAGTTGAAGAAAGAGCTGGAGCAAGAAAATTTGTAGAAGAAAACCCTTATGATGATATAATGAATAGATACCCTGATCCTGAAACTCCTGATTGGTGGGAATATGAAGAATAAACTTAAAAGATTAACATTAACAGTGCCTCCTAAATCAGGTCCAAACCCGCAAGGCTTGAATATTAGTTATAATACTGTTAGAACAATAAAATCGGAGAAAACAATAAATGGCAGAAATAGACAAGGGTCTAATCCCAAATATAGGTAGTTCTTTAACTCCTGAACAGGAGATAGAACAAGTCGTATCTGAAACAGAAACAGTTTCATCTAGTCCGACTGAAGTCACTGAAAATGAGGATGGAAGTGTTGATATAAATTTTGACCCTAAAGCAAAGATGAATGAAGCATCTTTAATTCATGATTCTAATCTTGCAGAATTTATTGACGAAGGAGAACTTAATTTACTTGGTTCTGAACTATATCAAAATTACGAAGACTATAAAAATTCAAGAAGAGACTGGGAACAGGCTTACACACAAGGTTTAGATTTATTAGGATTTAAATACGAACAAAGAACAGAGCCATTCCAAGGAGCATCAGGTGCAACTCATCCTGTACTTGCAGAAGCCGTTACACAATTTCAAGCATTAGCTTATAAAGAATTATTACCCGCCGAAGGACCAGTTAGAACTCAAGTGATTGGAGCAACTACTCCTGAAACAGATCAACAAGCTGAAAGAGTTAAAGAATTTATGAATTATCAAATCATGGATGTCATGAAAGAATATGAACCAGAGTTTGATCAAATGTTATTTTATTTACCATTATCAGGATCTACATTTAAAAAAGTTTATTATGATGAAACTATTGGAAGAGCAGTATCAAAATTTGTAGCTGCAGAAGATTTAGTAGTTCCTTATTCAGCAACATCATTAGAAGATGCTGAAGCAATTATTCATGTAATTAAAATATCTGGAAATGATTTAAGAAAACAACAAGTGGCAGGATTTTATAGAGATGTGCAATTAACACCATCCGATGAATCAACAGACACAAGTGATATTAAAGATAAAGAAAGACAACTTGAAGGTGTTTCAAAAAGTGACTTTCAAGAAGATGTTTATAATTTATTAGAGTGTCATATTAATTTAGATCTGGAAGGATTTGAAGATATAAATCCACAGACTGGTGAGCCCACAGGAATTAAACTTCCATATATTGTAACTTTAGAAGAAGGATCAAGAGAAGTTTTATCCATTAGAAGAAACTGGAATGCACAAGATATTAAAAAAGAAAAGAAACAATATTTTGTTCATTTTAAATTTTTACCAGGATTTGGATTTTATGGTTTTGGTTTAATTCAAATGATTGGCGGACTATCAAGAACTGCAACAAGTGCTTTAAGACAATTATTAGATGCAGGAACATTATCTAATTTACCTGCAGGATTTAAACAAAGAGGAATTAGAATTAGAGACGATGCTCAATCTATTCAACCAGGAGAATGGAGAGATGTTGATGCTCCAAGCGGTAATTTAAGAGATTCATTTATGACGTTGCCTTATAAAGAACCTTCACAAACATTACTTGCTCTTATGGGAGTCGTAGTTCAAGCTGGTCAGCGTTTCGCTTCGATAGCTGATCTTCAAGTAGGGGATGGGAATCAACAAGCAGCAGTGGGTACGACCGTAGCCTTGTTGGAAAGAGGAAGTAGAACAATGTCAGCGATTCATAAAAGAATTTATGCATCAATGAAACAGGAATTTAAATTATTAGCAAAAGTTTTTGCTTTATATCTACCTCCAGAATATCCTTACAATGTAGTAGGTGGTCAAAGACAAATTAAACAAACTGATTTTGATGATAGAGTAGATATTATTCCAGTTGCAGATCCAAATATATTTTCACAAACACAAAGAATTAGTTTAGCACAAACAGAATTACAATTAGCAATGTCTGCACCACAAATGCACAACACTTATGAAGTATATAGAAATATGTATGAAGCATTAGGTGTAAAAGATATTGATAAAATTTTAATGAAACCTCAACCGCCTCAACCAAAGGACCCTGCATTAGAACATATTGATGCTCTTGCAGGGAAACCGTTCCAAGCATTCCCAGGACAAGATCATAGAGCACATATTACAGCTCACTTAAGTTTTATGGGAACTAACATTGCAAGAAATGCTCCACCGGTAATGGCTGCATTAGAAAAAAATATTTTTGAACATATTTCTGTAATGTCACAAGAACAAACTGAAGTTGAATTTAGAAATGAGATGCAACAACTACAAATGATGGGACAACAGATTCAACAAATGCAACAAATGGGTCAACAGAATCCACAAATCATTCAACAAATGCAAATTCAAGCTAAAATGCTTGGAGAAAAAATTGAGGCTAGAAAAGCACAGTTAATTGCTGAAGCAATGGAAGAATTTTTAAAAGAAGAACAAAAAATTACTTCATTATTATCAAATGATCCTATTGCAATGTTAAGATCTAGAGAATTAGACATTAGAGCACAGGAAAATTATAGAAAAGAAGTTGAAAGTAAGGACAGATTAAACCTTGATAAGATGAAAACGATGATGAATCAGTCAACTCAAGACGATAAACTTAAACAAAACGAAGATTTAGCTAAATTAAGATCAAATACTTCGTTAGAAAAGACAATTTTAGCTGCTAAATTAAAAAATCAGCAAAAATAGGTTTTAAAAACACAAAAAAAGGAGTATAAAATGATTATGAAAAAACAAAATGAAAAATTAGCTAACGCAAAAAGAACTTTTACTAAAGATTCTAAAGCTAAAGTTGATGTTAACCACTCAAAATATACTGACGCACAAGGTTATCTTGTTGGCGGAGTAGATGTTGAGATGTCTAGTAACTCTGAATCTCAGACTCAAGAAGTTCAAGGACAAG